GTATTGTATGTGGTTTTTCTATAAACCCAGGAACTATGGATTGGTGGTGGAACCAAGACCCTAAAATATTCAGAGAGGCTTTATCTGGAACCAAGCCAGCTCAAGAGGTTATTAATAAATTCTCAGATTGGGTAGAAGCCCAAGGGGAGCTTGTTGATGTGAAAGTATGGGGAAATTCAAATAGATTTGACCTAGGTTTATTAAATGCCTACTTTAAAGAATTTGATTTAGCACTCCCTTGGAAGTATTCTAACGAGAGAGATGTAAGAACTTTAGTCGCTTTTAAACCAGAAGTCAAAAAAGAAATGGTACTAGAAGCTAAAGACTTACACAATGCGGTAAATGACTGTTATTTACAAATTAAATACTGTCACGCTATTTTTACACAATTTAAACCAGAGTAAATTGGATTATATATCTCAAGCAAAAGCATTAAAGAAAATAGGGGTATCGGTGGTACCCCTACGTACTGATGGGTCTAAACTACCTAAAATAAAATGGGCAGTTTACCAAGACCGTATTATGGCTGATTTTGAGATTGAACAACATTTTAAAGACTGTGGTGGGGTAGCGGCCCTAACTGGCAAAATATCTAATCTATATGTGCTGGATTTTGATTTAAAATACCAACACGAAACTCAAGATTTTTGGAAAGCATTTATGGCAGAGGTTCCAATTGAGCTAAAGAAAAAGATGTTTATAAATAGAACTAGGAATAATGGATTTCATATTTGGATTAGAACTGAATTTGAAGATACGTCCCGAAAACTGACAAGAAGGGCCAGTTCGATACCAGAATTGATGGATAGGTACCAAATAATGATAAATGAGGACATATCCCCAATAACAGCTTCTGAGAATTTGCTGAAAAGCCCTTATGAAGTTATCATAGAAACTAGGAGTAGGGGGAGTTATGCAGTATTCTATCATGTAGACTATCAAAGGTTTTACGGGAAGAAGCTTCATAAATTCACTATAGAAGAAGTAGAGTTATTAAATAACATAGCTTACTCTTTAGACTTTGCCTTCTCCCCTGAAAAGGTAGTAAGTACAGATATAAAAACTTTCTCAACAGTAAGGCGCTTTAATGAAAGTGCTACTGCATCTGAGGTGCTGCAGCTCCTAGAGTCTACAGGAATGTTTCAATATGCAGGGTCAGATAGAGAGGGTAACCTAAAGGTATTAAGAAGGGGTTCTAACTCCAAGTATAGCGGAAGGGTATTTATGCAAAATGCAGTGTTACATTTATTTAGCCAAAATTCTATTTTCAGTACCTATAATAAAAGTAGTTTTAGTCCTTTTGAGGTCTATATGATTACAAAAAATTTAACACATGAACAGGCAGTAAAGGAGTTATCTAAACGTTAATATATTTGCCGTTTTCGATTAATATCCTTACTTTTGTTTCCAAAATAAATATACATGAAGTTTAAATATTCAAAAGAACAAGAAGATTTCGTAATTAAGTTAGTAGAAGATAGGGTAAATCCTATGAAAGTTACCCCAGCCACAGAGTTAATGTGCACACATTTTGATATAAAATATACAGAGGGTATTGGCCGAACTTTCAGACATAAACTACAAAAAAAAGGAGTTACTAAAAACATAAGAAGAATAGAGGATAGTAAGGAATTTAAGAATGCGTCAAAGATAACTTTAGCATAGGCCATCATACTATTAAAAACGCTACTCCAATTAATGTAGATGTTTTTAATAGTATGATGGCCTATGCTAAAGTTAGAAAAGCTGGGGTACATATAATTGCAGGTAGGTATAAAAATCCTACATCATTATGGTCAGAATCAGCTAAAAATAATGAGCATTGGGATTATAGAGTAACTAAATTCTTAGATGCCAACCGCCACAATATCCATAAGTACTTACAAGTGCTTTCAGATATTAAGATGCAACCTACTTCAGCCACACCTTTAAGTGGAATGAATGGCATCACAGGATTG